TGTGCGGGAGGCTGAGAGTCGGGCGTGTCTTCTGACTTCATGGTTTACTGGTGCTTTCATTTTTTAATCTCCACAAAAACAAGATATAGGTTCTTCATTAGGGTCAAACATGTCGGTTTGCAGTGCTGCATATTTGTACATCTGGGCATAAGTTGGTCGGTCAATTGCAAAGAATTTGCCATCGCCATCGCATCTTTTGGCAGCCTCCTCTTCATGCTTCATCCACCACAAAGCTCTTTCTGGCTTTTCTTGAATAAGGCTCAGAATCTGGGCCTTTGGCTTGAGCATGCAAAGATCACAATTCCCATGCATGGTCTTGCCATTCATGTTGGGCAGGCCCAGGTCAAAGTCTTGTTTTGACCAAAAAATGCCGACCTCTTTGGAGGTGACACCGCCTGGGACCAAAGGCAAAAATATGGTTTCGTATTTGCCTTTTGGGTTTGGATTAGTTCTGAATTTGTTCACTCGCTTAGGCTCATCAGCTCTGATGCCAATGAATGAATCCCACTCATCCCAGCCAAGTGACTTGAGATATTTGTGCGATGTCCTGGTCTTCAAATAGTCTGAGCAATACCTGGAGCGCCCATTTGGCAGTGTTGGGTTAAACCTGGCAATGAGCGCGTCATAAGGCTCGCCATTCCTGGATGCAGTCTGAAAATCAACCAATTTGAAAATGCGCTGGCCTTCTTCGGTTGCGTATTCAAGCCATGAAATTGGCACATTCCATCGCTCTGAGCAATCTTGGACAAAGCGCAAAGTGGCCTCTTCCTCTTTCCCAGTGTTGCAAAACACTACTTTTGCCTCTTCTGGCAGGCTCATGTCGTGAGCCTCCAGCACTTTGTAGAGCATGAATGCACTGGTGCGACCACCAGAAAAGCTGATGCAAGTGGGGCTGTCAATTCGGTACGGGTTTGACATGGTTTCCTTTTAAAAAAGACTTTTTTGTACGGGTTGGCTGGCGATCTTGTTTTGGAATTTCACTGCTTCTCGCCAATCATTAGGGTTTTTTTTTCCATACGGGCCGCAAATGACCAGGCCATGGAGTCTGCTGAATATAGGTTGTCTCTTACCTCTTCCCACATCAGCGATGTTGTTTTGATGCCAAAGCCATGAAGCTGAAGATCAGGTCTTTCCTTCTTAATGGCCTTCAGCACTTGGACAATTGAGCTTGGGCTGGCGTTGCGTTTGCACACGCTGCCAACACCAACATAAGCGCCAAGCTTGAGTCTGTCGCCATACATGCGCACATGGTCCACATAGCTCTGTGGTGTGTAGCCTTGCAGCACTGGCAATATGTAGACCCCAGTGTCTTCGGCAATCAATTGGTCATATCGCTCAATGGTCAGGACCTGGTGCTGCCGTACATTCATGCCAGTTTTTCTCAGCATGTGGTCTTCGCACATGTAGTCCTGGGCGACAGCTGCCACCAGGTTGCCGTTGGTCTTCCATCTTTTGATTTGCGCTGCATAGGCGCTGACTGGCTCTGGATAGCAGCCATATTTTGCAATGGTGGTAAATGCCCCAGAGTCCATGATCCAGTCATTGACTGGAAAGCCTGACTTCCTATTGGCCAGTCGGTTAACAGAGATAAACGCTCTGTCCAGTTTGTCTGCTTTGCTTGGCATGTGCATGCCTACATAGAATTTCATGCCTGGCCTCAAATAATTTGATTCACGACATTGAGCTTTTTCAAAACCTTGGCCAGGACATTGTGGTCTAGGGATGCCTTGATGGTCAGAATGTAGATCACTGGTGCAATGCCGTTTTTGGTGATGTTCTCGACCCGGCTGGAGGCTTGTTCCACTGCCGATGTGGACCAGGTGCATTCGACAAAGACAATGGTGTCGGCAGCAGAGAGGTCCACGCCTTCAGACATGGCTGCAATGTTGCCGATGATGCATTTGGTCTTGCCGGCTTGGAAAGCCTCAATGGCCATGTCGCGCTTTAATCGTGTGGTATCTCCCACCACAATGACTGGCTTGTGGGTTTTGAGTTCATCTTGCAAAGCCTGGACCACATCCTTGTGGTGCGCAAAGACCACGACTGGCTCATTGGCCTGGAGCAAATCATCAATGAAGTCGGCTGCATATTGGACCTTGCGCATCCCTGCTTCACGCATGATCTCGGCCAAGCCTTCAAAGGCCATCAAGGCATTGGGATTAGCCACCAAGGCATCGGCATCGAATGACTGCTCGCGCTTGTCTGTTGGCAGATCAAAAGTGATCAATGACACTTGCGGCTCTTTGTAGTCTTTGAAGATGTCCTCTTTCTTTCTGCGCAGCACATGGGGCTTCATCATGGCTTTGAGTTCTGGCAGATTTGACGCGCCTGATGTATCCAAGCCCCAGGGGGCTGACCACATCTTTGCGTACCTGGCAGCAAAGTCAAACCAGCCGCCCCGGTATATGCCAAGGCCGTGCAGGATTGGCCACAACTCGATGGGCCTGTTTGGGATGGGCGTGCCACTAAGTGCATAAACGCAATCAATCTTTTTCATGGCCAGCATGGCAGCCTTTGTCCTGGCAGCCTTTGGATTCTTAATCCGGTGGCACTCATCCAAAACTAGGGCATTATATTTGTCCACTTGCGTCACACCATATTGCAACACATCGTAGTTGATGATGGTCACATCGGCACTGCTTGGCTGGCCAGCGTCTTTTTTGCCGTTGACCACATGCACTGAGACATTGGGCGCGAGCTTGTTGAAAGCCGCTTCCCAGACTGTCTTGGCGATGGCTGGGCAGACGATGAGGGCTGGGAGGTTTTCGAGAGCCGCTGCCGCTGTGGGTAGCGTCTTACCAACACGGGGCTGGTCGGCCAGGATGGCCCTGCGCCTGGACAGCAAAAAGAGCTTTGCTTCTTGCTGATGGGGGAATAACTGCATGATCGTTTCCTTCGTTTAATTTGTGTGCATCATATCCGATTTGTGCTAAAGTGCAATTTCTGCAAACGCAGAAAACGATTAAATCGTTAAAACCCTGTAAACCTTAAAAGGATCAAAATGTCTACAAGAGTCGTAACCGGAAAAGTTCGCTTCTCATATTTCTCAGCTTTGACAGCTCGCAAGAATGAGATGAACGGCAAAGAAGAGTTTTCCACCCAGGTGCTGGTCCCAAAAACAGACACCGAGACTGTGAACCAATTGAAAGCGGCAGCCAAGGCTGCATTGACTGCCAAGTTTGGTGACAAGATTCCAAAGACTGTGCGCAATCCATTGCGTGATGGCGACACCGAGACCAAGTCTGATGGCTCACCACTGGGTCCAGAGTATGCTGGCCATTACTTTTTCAACACCAAGTCAACGGCAAAGCCTGGCGCTGTGGATGCCCATGGCCACGACATCATTGGCAGCCAGGACATTGTGTCTGGCGACTTTGGCCGTGTGTCTTTGAATGCTTATGCCTATGACCAGGCAGGCAACAAGGGTGTGTCGTATGGTTTGAACAACATCATGCTGTTGGCCAAGGGCGATTCATTAGGTGGTGCAAAGCCAAGCGCTGCCAGTGACTTTGGCATTGCTGCTGGTAAGGCAGCACCAGCAGCTGCTGAATCAGTCGACAGTGACTGGTGATTCTTGAATCAGTTTATTGAGCGCAATGTTCAATTGATTAACTGAAGTCCACAGCGGCTCCACAGTTCCAGACAGCCACCGGCTGACCTGGGACTGCTGGATGCCAGCCTCCTGGCACACCGCAGCCATGGTTATCTTGTGAGCCTTGGCCCTTGCCCTGATAGTGTGAATTGATTCCATGGGCGCATTCTAATTGCGGTATATGTATAAAAACAACAGATAAAAATAATTCTTTACAGATTATTAAATTCTGTCAAAATTCGTTACTCCTATCACTTAACGCGAGAAACGACATGAAAGAAAAAATCATTACAGCCCTGATCGAATGGACCTTGGCCATCATCATCTTTGGTGGCATTGGCGTGATGTTGGCCTGGAGGGGTTAAGCCATGACTTACAGCCGCACACCTAACTGCCCAAAAGACTTGTTTGAGTTCGTTTGCTGCATTGAAGATGTCGACCTGGTCTGCTTCCTGGAATACAGCCCAGCCGAAAAAGGCTCGACAGATTCTTATGGCGCTCCTTATGAGCCTGATTTAGAAGAGTCCATGACTCTGAATAACGCATACATTCTTGACACCGATGTGGACATTGCGCACATGCTGCTGCAAAGCCTGGTAGACCACATTGAAGTCTCAGCACTGGAAAAATACAATGACAAAAGAATTGCCGCCATCTATCGATGCTTTACTTGACCTAGTCAACGACATGGTCCACCCAGAAGCATTTGGACACGCCATCCCTGATGAGCTTAAAACCCGTGCATTCGTTATCAAAACGATGCTGGAGCGCTTTAAAGCACGCATTGAGGCCAGTGATGCCTAGAGGCAATAAACCCCGTGTAGGCCCTGCCATTGAGGCTGCACTCAAAAAGAAAAGCAATCTCTCTGACCTGGACCTGGCCAAGATGTGCTTTTGCGTGCGCAGAAGCGCTGCCAGGATTCTTTTTGAGCTGCACCTCAAAGACATGGTCCACATCTCTGGATATACCAGGGTGAATGCAAATGGCCAGTGGCGGCCATTGTGGTCATGGGGTGAGGGTGAAGACGCTCAAGCGCCTGGTCCAGTGCCAGGTGCGGAGCGCATTCGGAAATACCGCGACAAGATGTCAGCCGATGACAAAGACTTTGGCCTGGCCAGACGCAGGCAGAAAAGACGGGTTGTCAAACGCGACCCTCTGGTAGCCGCGTTTTTTGGGGTTATTGACCCTCATAGCCAGTGATCATTGATCCGATCTGGCCAGCTGGTCGGCCACCAATGGCAGCAGCTCTGGCGCGTGATTCGTTCAACTTCTTGATCACTTCAGACAATTGGGCCAATTGCTGTGGATCACGCGACAGCAAAATCTTGCCGATCTCATTTCGCACAGCCTCTGGAGTTCTGGTCTGATTCATCAGGTTTGTGGCAGCAGCCACAATGCCTGGCACATTGCCAGCCGATGCTGCCATTGCAGCCTGGCCCAATGGTGCGACATCAAGATCAGCAGTGCCAGCCAAACGCGCAGCAGTTTGTGAGCCACGGCCAGCAGACTCCAGACCTTTCAATCTTGACTCTTTGGCCACGGCAGACGCAAATGCGCGGTAGTCATTGCCAAACACTTCTTTGAGTCTGTCTTGCGTGGCTGGCTCTTTCCACATCTTGAGCAAAGATGTCTGGCCAGCCTCTGTGCCAGTCTTCTGACGCAAAGCCTGCAAAGCGCCAATGCGGAATGCATCGACTTCTGATGGCGAGAATCCCTTAATGGTCTGACCAAGTTCAAGAATGTCACCAGTCATGGACTTGCGACCAAGTTCTGCTGCATCCATCATTTGTGTTGGTCCAGCCCAGGTCTTCATGGCCATGGTGTATGCAGACTGGCCACCAATCTTTGGCGACTGGGCCTCAAGCACACCGACCAATTGTTGACGCACGGCATCGTAGGCATTGGCTTGTGAATTGTTGCCAGTCTTGCGCAAAGCCTGTGATGTGTCATAAAGAGATTGCTTGAGTGTGTCCAAGACATTCATTGGCACTGGATCACCAGGCTTTAACTTGGCCAGGTCAATCGTCTGTCCAGTCTTTGTCCTAAACAACAGTTCAGCAGACCCTTGGACCGCCTGTGATTTGTTCAAGACATCGGCCAGTGACTCGTCAACTTTCAAAGCTGCTTTGTCAATGGCGTTATAGAACGGGCGAGATTCAGCAAAACGCTGGGCGCTGAAGTCATCGAGCTTTTGCATGAATTGAGCGCCTTGAGTGCCAAGGGTTTCATCAGCAGCAGTCATCAAACGGCCTGCGCGTGTTGCTTGGCGCTCTCTGATGGCACGCTCGACAGCCTCAGTCGTTGTGCCAGGCAATGTCGCCTGCACATCGAGCAAATTGCGTGTGGACTTGCCACCAACATCAGCAATGCGAGCCTCTGGGCCTAATTTGGCCAGACGGGCTTGAGCCATGGTCAATGCACTTGGGGCCAAAGCCTCTGGCACATCACGCATCAAAGACTCTGCCACCTTTTGCTGCGCGTAAGTGCCAGCAGATGTGGGAGAAACGCGAGCCATAACTTGGCGACCACCAGCACCTAAGATGGCCATGGCAGGCTGAGATACAGCACCAAGACCACCACTGACCAATGTGCTTTTTGCAGCATCAGCCAGAATTTCTTGGGCGCTTTGGCCAGTGGATTCACCAATGCCACCGAGCAATCCATAGCCTGCACCAGAAGCACCGGCCTGGACTGTGCGTTGGCCAAGACCCATGACCTGGCCAGCTGCTGGCGCCCCAGCCACATACTGACCAGCTCGTTGCACAGCTGGTGCGATGCGTGGGGCAATGGCTTCAATGGCAGGCATGATTGCCTTGCCAGTTTCTTGTGCCACTTTGCTTGGAATGCCAGCAATCATCATTGGAGCGCTTGCAGCCAGTTTGAGACCAGCCGATGTCCATGGCGCTTCTTTCTCATAAGACTCAGCAGCGCCTCGGAAAATATCACGGCCCATTGTGTAGGCTTCAGACAATGGCACGCCTTTTTGCATGGCCAACATTGGAGCGCCAATAACACCAGCCAATTCATCGGCAAAGCCAAAAGTCGGGCCACCGGCAGCACTGGCCATTGCGCGTGTTGTCTTGCTCAATCCAGCGCCAGCCTCAAATGCCTTTGATTTGGACTCGGCTAGGAATTTCAGAATCTCGCTTGGCTTGTATTGATTCTCAAGTGCTGTGGTAACTTGAGTTCCAACAGTTGGCATTTGGGCCAGGAATTGGATGATCTCGTCATCGCCATACCCGGCCTTTTGTGCTTCTTTGATCTTCTCTTTAATGCCGTCCATGATGGTCCTTATTTGTTGAAGATGCTACCAAGAGATGGTCGCGCTGCACCACCGCCACCAGCTCCACCACGCATTAGTGATGGGATAGCAGCTGGAGCGCCAAGGGCTGGCGTGAGATTCTTGAAACCATACGCATCACCAAATGTTTCATACTCTTTGCGCTTTTGGTTATACGCTTGACCAGCGGCTGCATACAGCTCATTTGACAAAGCCTTAAAGTCTTCGCGCTGTGTGGGCGTGAGCTTCTGGCCAGACATCATGTTGCTGAAATAGTTGTTCAATCGGTCCATGCGGCCAGAGGCTGCCATGGCAATGCCAAGCTCAGACTCTCGAACAACAGAGCCTGGGTCTAGCAATTTCATCACTTTGGTCGCACCAGCCACATCACCAATTGGTGTGCCTTGGCTCAAAGATGAAACCACCTGGCCAAAAGCAGACTTCATGTCGCTGTAATCTTTGTAAATTGGCTCGGCCTTAAATGCCTTGGCCAGGCTCATCTCATTTTCAAAGCCTTTTTGGCCACCAGTCATGTCGACTGGCACAGTGACCTGAGTCCTTGGTGCAATCTGCTGACGATACTGGCCAACAGCACCAATGCCCTCTTGGCCAGTTCCAGCCAATGGCTTGCCACTGATGTACTCAACAGCGCGAATGTCAGGGGATTGAGCCTCATAGGGCGAAACATCTTTGGCAATGCGTGACTCACCCAGTTTGTTGTACTGGACCATGACAGTCTTGCCATTCATCACGACTGGCTCTGGCTTTCCAAATTCAGCCTGAGATTGCGTCATTTTCAACACTTCAGACATACCCTCTTTGCGTGGCATATTGGCCAGCAAAGCTCTTTGCACTGGGTTTAAGAATGCGAGTGGGTCTGCCTGCACTGGTGCTGGCGCTGCCATCTCTTGCTCGGCAGTTGGTACAGCCGGGCCAGTTGGCATTGGTTGCGCTGCCCCAGTAGTCGCGACTGGAGATGGCATGCCACCAAGCAATCGTCTCCAAGACTCATTGCCAGCAGACTCTTGCTGCATCTCTTTGAGCTTTGCACCAAGCATTAACTGATTGATTGCACCAGCAGTGCCTTTTTCGTATGCGCCTTGGCCAGCTTGAAGTGCTGATCCAAGTGCTTGGCCAAGGCTGATTCGCTGTGGACTACGGCCACCAGCCTGGAGCAAAGCAGCAGCTGCTGACAGTGCAGACTGAGTGCCAAGGTTTTGGCGCTGTTGGGCTGTCAATAGCTTTTCAAGCTCACTGCCAGAATTAGCGCCAAATGCATTGCCTAAAAGGCCGCCAAAATCAAAGTCTGCCATCGCTTACCCCTTAACTGCCTAAAAGGCCAAGAACACCACCAGCCACAGCGCCCATTGGTCCAAACAATTGGCCACCAGCCAAAGCACCACCCAATGCGCTCGATGCTGGGTTTGAATAGCTTGGAGTCTGTGCCACCATGCCAAGGTTGGCAGGCTGCGCACCAAGTGAAGACTGGACAATACCAAGGCGCTGCAAACCAATGTTGCGAATGGCATCCATTTGCTGCTGGTCCAAAGCCTGACGCGCACCACCAGCGCCCATGACAGCTTGAGCGCCACCAAGACGCAATGCCTGCTGTTGTGCTGCCAAATTACCGAGCTGGCTTGCACCGCCCAAACGCAATTGAGCGCCTTGCAAACCGGCTTGCTGATTGGCAATGTCGGCTGCTGATCTGCGTGCAATGTCTGCCTGCTGCGCGGCCATTGCCTGGTTGAATGCTTGCTCGTTGAGTTGAGTGCCAAGTGTGGCAGCCTGCTTGGCAAACCCTTGGTTAGTCAAAGCCTCGGCCACACCTTGACGAGAGCCACCGAATGCACGGGCAGCATTTGCACGCTCACCAGTCTGCTGAATGGCAGCGCGTCTTGCAGATTCCAGGTCGGACAATGCGTTTTCACGCACCATGCTTGTGTATGGATTCATGTAAGAGCCGATGGAGCCTGGTCCAGTCATGCCCAGATTGGTCTGCTGCGCTGTAATTTGTGCAGGCTGATAGACACCGCCATAAGCAGCCATTTGAGCTGCCAGGTCAGTGCCAGTGATGCCTGGGCCAGCGAGGCCCGTGTTGACCAAAGCCTCCTCGCCTGCCTGGTACATGGGGTTGTACCCGGCAAACTGCTGGACCGGCAATGCACCGGCCACACCTTGGGCCTGCTGAAAGTTGGCCAGGAATGCTTCCTTGATCTGTGGATCAATAGAGCTTGTTGATGTTGTGCTTCCACCTTTTGACATATTGCCACCTTATCCCAGTAAAGATTTCATTTTCTTGGCAGGCACTTTGCCTTCATTGATCATGTCCAGAAGACCCTTGCCATACTTATCGACTGAAGACTTCTTAATCACATACTCGCCAAGGTCAAGGTTGACAGCGCCATCATCAGGACCTGGAGGGTTGCCACCAAACATCAGGCCGCCATGGACCAGGCCGCCTTTGGCCATGCCTGTTGATTCTTGCTGATTGTTTTGTGTTGCAGCTGCTTGCTCTGCCACTGTCTTGGCCGTATTGGCCGCAGCAATTTGGTCGTACAGAGCTGGGTTATAGCCACCCATTGCTGTGCCTGCCACCACGCCTGCGTATGGGTTGCCCATAGGCTTCATCTGGCCCATGATCAGGCTGTAAGGAGAAGCGCCACCAGGAGTGACTGCCGGGTTGTATTGCGCACCAGGTGCAATGGATTGGTAATTCTGAAAGTTCTGTGCAAAGCCTTGAGTGGCATTTGCGAATGGCGTTGTGCCAACACTGGTCTGAAAGCCTGTGGTCTTTGCAGCTTGCTCGGCTGCCAACTTCTGCTGACTGGCGAGGTATGCCTCATAAGCCTTTTGATTGGCTGCAATCTGCTGCTGATTCCTGATCTCATTCAAGCGCTGCTGCTCGGCCCAGTTGGTAGTGTTGGCCTGCTGCTGCGCTGCCCAATTAGTCGCATTTTGTTGCTGCTGCTTGGCCCACTGCGCTTCACGCGCTGCCAGCTCATCCATGGCTGCCTGGTTGTAGGCAATCTCAGTGGCCGTTGTGGGCGCTGCTGCTTCCATGCGGGCTTGAATAGCCGCAGGGCTTGATTGAGTGGCACGGGCCACATCAGCAGCGCTGATCTGGTATTGATTCATCAGGCTTTCAAACTGGGCATCGCTCAAGCCTTGAGCCTCGCCCTGTTTGATTGCGTCAACAATGTTCTTGTCAAACTGCTCTTGACTGATGCCGTTGGCCAGTGACCATGCTAGTGCCGGTGAAGTTGCCATAATCTTTCCCCTATAAATCTTTTGCCAGTACAGACCACTGTGGGCTGTAACCTTCGTCTTTCAAAAATGTCTTTTGCCAGCCTCTTCGGCCTGCCAAAGTCACCCTGGTGCAGCCAACAGACTTGCCCCAGGATTCGATCAATGGTCTCATCCTTGAGAGTTCATCTAGGTCGCCACCAGCCAGAAAATAATGCAAATTCTTTAGCCTGGGATAGACAATGATCTCTGTCAATACCACCGAGTCTTTGGCTGGCCACAGCTGCAATCTGTGATCCTGGACCATCTCGGCAATATCGTCAAAATTGTGTGTGCCTCCAGAGTATTCTAATGCCGCCTCCACATGGTGGCGTAATCTTTCCAAATGCTCTTGGTCGCTCATCGCTTACCCGATGGCACAGCCTCTAATCTCATAACCCCAATTCGCCAGTCAGACAATGTGTCACCAGTGACTTTGACATTGACCTGGCGGCCAGAGAACCGGACACTGGTCGGATTGGCTGCCGTATATGGTCCAAATGTCGATTGCGAACCTGTTGGATAAAGACGGGTTTTGAATGACACCACCGCCTCACCTAGTGTCTGCTCATCAGGGATGACTTGCCTGACAGACATGATGTTGTCGCCATTGCCCAATTGCACTGGGCCAGACTCAGCGTAAACGCTGGCCGAGCCGTAGTCATAGCCGACCTCATGCTCGTAGATGTAGCCATCGCTTGAGACCATCAAGGGATATGTAAACACGCCAGAGTCAGAGCCAGCCAGTCTGGCCATCAAGCCAATATTCCAGTGGTTTTCGCGGTAATTGAAAGTGACATAACTGTCATTTTCATTGCTCGATGCGCTTGGGTAGAACCACCAAATCTCACCAAACTTGCTGTTGTGGACAGCATAAATCTTGGATGCCTGGGCATAGTTGATGTTTCCAAAGATGTAGTCGCCCACATCGCTTGGCAGTGGCTTGACATAGCCGTCATAAATCCAGAAGCCTGCTTTGCTCATCCAAATGGCTGCCGTGTCGATGGCCGCCACAGACTGGGCCGAAATGAGACCGCAGCCCGAGCCTGCCTTCTCAAAGCCATAAACGAATGGAGCGCCAACATACTGGGCCGTGTGGACATCCACATCGGTGAACAGTAGATTCACACCCTTCACGCGCTTGCCAGCGATGAGAGAGCCAGGAGTGGCCAGGTCATAATCGCCTGCCAGGTTGTCGCCTGCCGGTGTCCATTGGGTATTGTCTTCCTGGTCGCACCACTTGACCTTGCGTGGATTGCCACCAGCGCCAAGGGCAAAGATGATTCGCTCTTGGGTGACCAGGACTGCCTTGTTGTTAACTGGGGCATTGGTAATTGCTGCGGCCAGTGTGGGCGATGAAAAGCCCAATTGCCACTCATAGAGCTTGCCATCCCAGGATGAACACGCCACCAAATACTCACCCCATGTGTCCATGGACCAGGTGGTGGCTGCAATAGGTGTGCCGGTGTCGGGCCTGGCCACGCCATAGGCAAAGCTGCCATAAACATTGTAGCCATAGCCCGTCAGCACTGTTGAGCTGGCGTAACCCGTGGTAAAGCCTGTTGGCGTGATGTCTTTGAGTGTTCCAAGCTCATTCATTACATAGAGCTTGGAATGCGTGCCAGCGGCAATCCATCGGTTGGCGCTGTTGTCGCGCCAGGTGATGAGTCCACGGCATGAGCCTGTCATTTGTGAGCTTGACCTGGTACGCCATCCATTGATGGGCCGCAGGGTCCCTTCATACCAGCGCACTAGGTTTGCGTCATACCAGCGGCCTGCTGCCTGGTATTCAGTACCATTTCGGAAAACACCTGGAGGTAATTTGAGAGGTATGTACATGATGACGATTATGTAATGTTAGACACAAAGCTCATCGTGACGATGGCCGATGGCACTGCTGGTCGCGTTGGACTGGTGCTTGTCCCGTAATGCTCAATGGAAACACCAACATCGCTTGGTCTCCACATTATCTCAAGATAGTCGGTGCTGTCCATGCTTGCAAAGAAGTTCATGGCTGCAATCAAATGACTTGGATCACCAGAAGACTTTCTGGCTGGCATTGAAAATCTGCTGTTTGAATTATCAATGTTTGTCCCATTCAGTCTGAACCAAATATCCACATCCTGGGTGTCATTGGTCGTGTTCTTAAACTGAATTGAAAATTGACAGTTCCAGATTCCAGCATCGACAACAGTTAACCTGGAGCCACTGGCCAGCGTCACCCCGTTTGAAAAGTCTGTGGTGTTGAATGTGACAGCATAGGCTGTGGTGGTGTTTGCAGCCACCTGGTCTGTCGAGTCTTGAAAAGCCCCATGAGGGTTGTTCATAAACCGGCCACCTCTTGGACCAAACAAAGAGCCGAGAACAGTGGTCAGCTTTCTGAAGTAAATATTCAGAGCGCTGTTGTTCTCGTTGAAGTGCCTGCGCTCATAGACCTCGGTCGGATAACCAAGGGCTGGTGGTGCAGGGTTTTCAAGCTGTTGTGTTTGGCTGGCCATGGGGTAATTATGTCAGGACAGACAGCGCATGGTTGATGTGCTTGATCCGGTCTTCCAGGCCGATAAAGCCGCCATTGATCTTTTTGGTCATGGTCTTATAGTCCTGGCTGTCTGCATACTGGTTGAGCTTGTGGGTGTTCCAAAACCACCCAGCAGTCAGCGCAGCATACTGGGGCGTGGCCACTAAATCGGGGTTGGCCCAAAAGTCAACACCTAATGCTTTGCCAGCATGAAAATAGGAGCTAGACCCAGTCAGCTGGATCGCACCCCTTCCCCGGAAACGCCAGCCATCACCGCTGGCCTCATCCCGGTTGCCCATCCTGTTGCTATAAACAGTGTTGGCGATCAGCTTGGGATTCCTGGCACACATCTGGGCCTTGGCAGCGTCAAAGCGCTTTGGCCAGAGCTTTTGCAATGCTTCAGCCCGGTAATTCAGATTTTCCTCAAGCACCTTGAAGTTGCCACACTCATGGCCACACTGGCCAATAAAGGCAGCCTGACGCAATGGCGTTGAAATGTCGAATCTTTCAAATGTGGCATTGAGCGCATCGACCCACTCTGGGCCAATATGCAGCCGTGCCAATTGCTCACTGTTGACCATTCAGTAGACTCCTCACTTCGTTGTAGGCGCTGATGCAGGCGTTGAGCTTGGTGATGGCTTTGTCTCCATCGGCTGCGATGTCGATAAGAGCTTCAATAGTCTGTCGCTCAAGTTCGCTTGCATCGGTTTGCTGGGGTCTGCTATCTCCAGGGGGAGTGGCGGCACTTGGGGCGGCTTGTGGACAACTTGGGGCTGGGAGGCGCAGCCGGCCAGTCCTAGCAAGCTCATGCATAGCAGACTGCTTTTTCTTGACTTCATCTTGTGCCTTTCTTAGTTGATCTTCCTGGGCCAGCAGCTTCTCGCCCATCTGTTGCTCAATCTTTCTCGACTCTTCATTCTTTTTGGCAATGGCCAATTTCATGTCATTGTCGCGCTCAATCCACCCGTAGTGGTGGCCCACCCGGTATGTACCGAATAATGAGACCAAGACACCAACAATGAGCCAGGGTAGGGGTATTGGTAGCATTAGTCAGCCTCCTGGCGTGCAGCCGCCAATTGAACGCGCTCATGGTCATCCTCAAGATGGTCTGGTGGCGTGTCTGGTGGTGGACCAGGTGTCCAGGACTCATCAAGCTCTGGATTGGTCCAGGTCGGCATCGCGCCAAAAGGCTGCGCAGGGATGCCATTGGTGCTGGCAGTAAACCCGTGATTGTTGCTGTATCCAGGCATTGGCTGTGGGTAGCCATACTGCATGGGCTGCATCATCATGGGTTGCTGCATCATCGGCTGCATATTCATTGGAGGCTGTGGCGCTGCCAAAGCCCTTGCACCAGAGCCGACAGCTCGTTTTGTCATCACGCCACCAATGCCACCCACAATCAGCAGCACGATGTCATTCAACATCTTTGTATAAGCCTGGTCAATGGGAGCCATTGATTTGATCGGCTGGGTGACAAAAGTCACTGAATACAAAAGCGCAATCACGATGAAGCACAGAATTAGTGTGACCACCACCACCACAAAGCCCCAGATTCTGACCTCAATGGCTTCTGCTGTTAAAGGCTCATTTTTCTGGAGTAGGTTGGACATCGTTCACCTTCTTTTCAAGTATTGGTGCGACCAGGTATTCTGGACACTGCTGAGTGAATAGACACTTTGGCTTTTGGCACTCTTCGGCATGAAAGTGGTCAGGATTCTGACACTTATATCTGTACCGGTCTTCACAGCCAGTGAGCATGACCAGGGCAATTGCGATTAAGTATTTCATGCGTACACATCCACAGAATTAGGTTTGACCCATTGTGCCTTGAGCTGCTGGTCTTTGATCTGCTTTTCAGCCTGGCGATTCAATTGCTCAAGCTGCTGGAGGTTTTGCTGCCTGATCACCCTCTGGGCTTCCTTGAGCAATTGGCCATTGGCTTGATACAAAGAGATTTTCATCCTAGTCCCACCTTGCTCAAAAGCAGATTCACGATCTTGTCCGACAAGTCATCAGGCAAGTAGCGCAGCAGTCCAAGCACATACCAGGCAATGCACATTCGCACAAAGATTTTGAGAAACAAATCAAATTGTTTCTGATACTCATTCATCGACCACAGCGTTTGGTTGTTTGGCAGAAGTCCATCAATTCATTCACGCCAACAAAGACCAGGAACAAAACAAAAGCACAGCCTGCAATAAGCATGGCCAGCTCATTCATCTCAGCCTCTTTTTGTTTGGCTTTCTTTTCCTCGGCCTTCAAGGCTGCCATTTCCTTGGCATCATCCCTGTCCATCTCAGCCTGGCGCGCTTTGATCTTGTTCCAGACATCAATCTTGCCGGTCTGCATGAACAGCATTTTCAGCTCTTCCTCAAATGCTCTGGCCTGCTCCAGGGCCATCTCGATTTGCAGGGCTGCTCCCATGTTGGAGCCTTTTTTCTCGCGTTTGGCCTGGAGCATGGCCTTGGTGGCCTGGCTCTTGGCATCAAACATCTTGCCAATCATGGGGGCCAGACCGCCCAAATCATTGGCGACCTTGCTGGCCTTTTTGACCATGCTGATGGCGCTTTGCAGGCCGTTTAGGGCCGTGATCGGATCAATCATTTCCTCTTCTCCCACTTGATGCAGACAACTCTTCGATTGTAGACATCACCCGACCAAATCCACCTGGTGCATCTATATTCGGCAGCTGCTAGTAGGACCAGAGCATAGATCATGGCCAAAACAAAATGATGACAAAAAAGCACCAAACGATGGTGGAAGTCAACAGAGCCGCAGCGATGAATGCCACGGCCCAGTCTTTCATAGCCCGAATATTTTCTTGACGAATTCGGCAGCCACGCCTGGTCCAAGCAAAACTGCCAGGATTGCAGCGTAGAGCAAATACTCAATCTTAGTCATGCGTCTGTCGCCATCTTTGAGCGTGTTAGCGATACTGTTGTATCGCTCGGCACAGATTGCTTCATGCACGGCCAGGCGCTTGTCAACATCGGCATCCATGGTCACTCCATGGTCGTGACTGGTGCGACCACAGCGATGAGCTGCTCCATGGTCGTGCAGGCTGCAATGGCCGCTTCCTTGGCAGTGCAGTCAGAGATGATGGCTGCACGGGCCGTGGCAATGTCTGCTGGCACATCAATGTTGCGCTCAAACTTCCTGGTCACGCACCAGTCAGTCGATGCTAGTTGTGAGTTAGCAGATGCCTTAACTTGAGCAATCCAAGTTGACTTCAAACCCTTAGTCGTGACAGGCTCAGTCTGACCTTCTGGCGTTTCTGTTACATCTTCCAAAGCCTTGGGAGTGTTTGTGTATGTGCGAGTAACCACACCATTGCTAACTTGGTAGCTGTCAAAAGTCACCCAATAGAAGCGTTGGTCTTTTTGCTCACCTTCAACCACTTCTAATGCACCTTGCTCAATAGCAAATGCGTGAGTAGGGTTTGATGTGTTTGGAAAGAGAATTGATAGTTCACCAACTTTGGTGACTGCGTTGTTTTCAATGAGTGCGTACATGAGTTACCTCGCTAAAGAATATTTGAATGGATTTTCGGCAAATGCCATGTAGATGTAGTTATCGCCACTAGCATTGAATCCTGCTGAGCTATCAAGACATTTAAAGCCATTAGACAATAAATCTACATATTGTGAACCCGCTGTGCCTACGCCTTCAGCATCAGAAACATTGGCGTTTATAGATTTATTTGCTGAGTTAAACGAATTTCTAGCTGAATCCAATATTCCCCATCCTGCGGCAACATTAGTTCTTCTAATCAACACATAAGCTGGTCTAAAGCCTGTGTAGATAAAATTAGTAGAACCATTGCCTGTGTAAGAGCCAAACTTGCTATACCCTGCTACTTCAGCAAAGCAGTAAGCTACAAAGTTATTGGCAATGTTGTTAACAGATAATGTGCCTGTACCAACACTAAAAACAGATGATGTGGGACTTGTACTGTTCCAAGCACCAACCCCTGTATATACAGCATCAGTTGTGTTCATAAACATCAAAGATGTATTACCCAAAGAGGCATGATAAACAGTCCAAGCACCTGGGCTACTTGTTGTTCTGTTCTTAACAATAATCATTGATGGGGCAACACCCAAACCATGACCAATTGTTGATGCTATGGAATTTCCCGCATAAGTAACAATCGAGAACCCACTCGTAGTGTTTGCGCTTACTGTTGAAGTGATAGAGCCTGATGTGTTGGTTGAGCCAGAGCCGTTTGCCGCCCACATCCAATCAACTACTGTTCTGTCTGTAGGCCAATCACTACTTCCAACAGTATATGAATTAGTGCCAAATGCAGTTACATAATTAACATCTGTTCCTTCTGCGCCTGAACTATTTGAAACTAAATATTTGGAGATTCCTCTTACTGAATCAGTAAGTAAATTATCGCCACCAAGATTTCTAGTTTTGTCCCACAAAAGTGCGCCATTAGCCATGTTCACAGTTGTTGAGAATGTGCCACCCGCAGAACCTGCGCCATTACGCAAAACAACATTGAAATATTTGTTTGCTTGCGTAGCCGTAGTCGCCCCAATCGTAGGCGTTGGCAAGTTCTGCGTGCAGAGTGCTTTGAAGCCACTTGGGGCTGTGTAGGCAAATGGGCGTTGACCTGTGTTCAACTCACCACTAACAGAAACATTATCGCCAGAAGCAACTGTAAAGTTTCCACTTAAACCAGAATACGCAGTCCCTTGGCTTGTTCCATTCTTATAGAACGCAATAGTCCCTGCGTCCATATCCAATGCAATACCAATTACATCATTGGTTGTGTAAGATGAACCATATCCTGCATTTATGTTGTTATTAAATTTATTCCCGTTGTAGTAATAGCCATATGAATTCGCACTAAAACCAACATAATCCATTGACCTTGGTGAATCAGTATCACGAATAACACCAACCATGTTTACTGATGATGTGCAAGTGTATTCGGCATACCACTTTCCAGAAGAAACAAATATTGTCCCTGCACCAATGCAAGTTGAACTTGTTTTTGAGAATGTTAAGTTGCCGTTAGACAGAACAACACCACCACCTGTACTCAATGGATTCCATGTGCAATAGTTCCCCCGCACAGTCCCACCCACACCAGTATCAGTTCCATACGATGTTGGTGAATCAACAAGAGAGTCATTACCCGCACCAGCAGTCACGCTGAAGTTATTAGGTGTCCAGTTGTTGCCGTTACCTGAGTAGTCTTTACCCAATGTAGCGGCTGTTGTGTTGCTGTTATCTGAGAAGTTCAGATAGAAGCCGTTAGTGCCGTATGAGCCTGAGTAGGCTTTAGGTTGCCATACGCCTGTTTGTGCGTTTGTTTCACCGAATGATGATGGGGTTAGGGCAGTTCCATCAATAAAGTTAATCTCGGTCATATAAGCATTTAACTTAAAACCTGATGGGCTAGAACCAATGTTTTGAGGTGAAAAATTAATCACAGGCCCATAGTTTTGGGATGGATATGTTGCTGTATCAAACGCAGTTACTTGAGAGCCATTAACGTAAATTTTAGCTCTGTTTGAAGCTGTCGCTTGCGTAGTGTCTACTGCAACAATAATGTGATACCAAGCAGATGTATCACGAAATACTTGAGTAGTGATTAAATCAAGCGTAACAGCTCCTCCGCCAACTATAAAGAAGCGAAATTTGTCTGATGTATTAAAACGAAATTCATCATAACTGTTGGCATCATAAGTAGCACCAAACAAGTTATATTGAAAGTCGCTTAGATTTGTACGCTTAACCCATGCACTCCATGTCCAAATGTTTCTGTTTGTGATGCTAGCTGCACTACGATTTAGATAAGCAGAATCATCCTTGTTAAAGCGCAAACTGCGTGAGATTTGATAGCCACCAGAGACTGATGCTGTTTTAGATGCTGCAAACATTTATCAGTCCTTATGGTGTGTAGTTCTGTGAAATTACAGCGCCATACCAATTTGTCCCGTCAGCGAAAAATGACAATAGGTCCAGGCGAGAGGCCGTGCTGGTGATTGTCGGTGCTGTGCCGCCTGCCCACTTGACTGTCGACCAGGTCACAGTTCGAGAGCCAGTGCCATCTTGCTTGAGCAGCATCACAAACGATTTGCCGCTGGTGGCCGTTGGCATGGTGATGGTCGCATTGCCTGTCAGGGTGATGATTTGGACTGTGCCATTGGCCAGGTCCAGTGTGATGGCTGTGCTGCTGTTGGCGCTGTAAGGCGTTTCAACATAGTTGGTGACAGTTGGATTGCTCAATGTTGGAGCTGTGCCAAACACCAAAGCGCCAGAGCCTGTCTCACCCGTCACAGCAGCTGCCAGGTTTGCGCTCGATGGAGTGCCAAGCCAGGTGGCCACACCAGTTCCAAAAGATGAAATTCCAGTGCCACCCTTGGCCACCTTCAACACTGGCCCGGCATCAAACAATGCATCAATCGTGTCCAGGTCGCTGTTGAGCTTCGTTCCCCAGGAATCAGTAGATGCACCGACCTCTGGTTTGGTCAGTAATAAATTTGTGGTGGTTGTATCAGCCATTTTTCACCTCATGCGGCAATTTGCCAGGATTCACTATTATCAGCAATTGGCGACCAGCTTTCACTGTTGTCGCTAATTGCATCCCATGTTTCTGATGTATCAGAGATTGGTGTCCAGGTTTCTGAATTATCAGATATCGCTGACCAGGTCTCTGATGTGTCGCTCTCGTCTTCCCATTTTAGTCTTGCATTGACTGACATGGATGATGTCGAAACGATTGGAACGACTGCATTTTGTGTCGTGAATGCAGCCACCTCCATGTAACTGTAATCAGACAGCACCAGGCTGTTGTTCACAATCACTGAGGTCGACACACTCACAGTCGATGTGTCAACAATAGCAAACGCGCCAAATGCGTACCTGGTGGCTGCAATGGACACCGAGCTGCTGTCGCTTATCTCAATGGCAGCCGATGCATACCTGGTGGCCGCCACAGCCATTGTGCTTGTGTCGCTGATGGTGGCTGCACCAATGGCATACCGCAGGCCATTGATGGCCATGGAGCTGGTGCTTGAGATTGCCAGGGGCGTTGACTGAATGCTGTTGGCAGTGACTGCCATCGAGCTGGTGTCAGAGATTGCCAGGGCTGTGAATGTGTACCTGGTCGCTGCCACCGACATGGTGGATTGGGCGCTGATGGCCACCGCAGCGTTTGATACCACCGAGGCCCCAATGCTCATGGAGCTGGTGGCCGTGATCGTCACGCTTGGCTCGAATGAGCCTTTTGAATAATTGCCGACCCCGTAAGAGCCGTAGCCGTAGCCTACCCTTGGATCAGAGTATTGACCAGCGCCAAAATTCCCCGATCCATAGGCAGCCATATCAAGCCAAAGTGATGCTCAATGAAGTCGCTGGAATGCGCAATACATCACCATCATTGATGGTGCGAGCTGTGGACAATGGAGCCCAGGCCAAGAGATTGCCAGAGCTTGATGCATCAAACACACCAGCCCAGCCAATTGATCCCCAGTTGCCACCGCTGGCAGCTGCAAACTCGATGGCCGCTGCATTGGTAAATGTCGTGGATGTGCCAGAGCCTGAGATCGTGCCAGTGGCCACTCGGGCATAACCATTGCCGGTCACTTCAGTGCCGCCACCAGTGTCGCTTGGTGCAGCCGTGAAGAGGCCAACATACCAGGCTGTGGGGCGTGTGGCGCTGCTGCCCGTAAAGAGCCAGGTCAACACTAGGTTTTCGGTGTAATCGCTAA